GAGACGCCGATCCACTCCTCGTATGGGTGCTGGAGTTCGCCTGCTTCGAACGCGTCGCGTGTCCGGGTGCTTGTCTCCTTCAGCAGGTTGTTGGGCAGGAAGCCGAAGTCGATCATCCGGCCCTCGCGGATGGTCTCCTGAACCGTCTCGATCATCGTGTTGACGAGGTTCGCGCTGGTGCTGGGGATGTCGAGCATCGGGCTGAACGCGAACAGGCCGTCGAGCGCGGCGTTGCGAAAGCTTGCTGCGCTGCGGATCGGGTGCTTGTCGAAATCCTCCATGATTTTGATCATGGTGGCTCTAGCCAGTTTCGGGGGCAGGCTGCCGGGGACGTCGACGCTCATGGGCGGGTTCTCCTTTGGTCGGTCCGGGGAGCCTTACATAAAAAAGTGTCGCAGGCCAACTTAAAAATGTAGGATTTTTTGTTGACCTTGGATGCGTCGGCGTGTACCCCTGTCGCAGCAATCGCCCCCGGAGTGACGAAAATGCCCAAGCTGAAGCCAGATAGAGCGTTCCCGCACTACAAGTTTCGCGATCTTCTCGCGGCAGTGGGGAGCGACCAAGAGATATCTGACCTGATCGCCTCGCACGGCTTCGACCGCCCGACGCTGCCCGTCATAAGAGGGTGGCGTTCGCGCAACTCGATCCCGTCGCGGTGGCTGCCGCTGATCCTGCACCGGGTGATCTCCAACGGCGACCTCAAGAACATGACGTCGCTTCTCGAAAGCCCGTTCGCATGACTTGGTTTGTCGTCTGCGCCCTGTACTTCCTGTTCATCGTTTTGTTTTTCAACCGATGATCCTGCGTAAGGTGCTTGCGATAGACCCCGGCTCCGTCAGCGCGGCTTACGCCATCGTGGAGGAGACGACGTTCCGGATCATCGACGTCGACGACGTGCCGGTGGTCGACAGGATGGTCGACGCCGCCGGGTGGTCGCAGATCGTCGAGTTCTGGTCTCCTGACCGGGCTGTCATCGAATTGGTTGGTTCCATGCCGAAGCAGGGGGTGAGTTCCTCGTTCCGGTTCGGAATGGGTTGCGGGCTTTTGCGGGGTGTCGTCATCGCGTGTGGCGTTCCTGTCGAACAGGTGTCTCCGTCCAAGTGGAAGCGGGACATGGGGCTGGACAGCGACGGCGAAAAGTCACGCGCGCTGGCCCTGCGGCAATGGCCGGAATGTCTCCGGCTGGGGCGGGTGAAGGATCACGGAAGAGCCGAGGCGCTGCTGCTGGCGCGTTGGTTTCTGGAAAAGACCAGCAGGCAGTGACCGACCAAAAGGAGAGAACCGATGACCACGACCAATGTCCAATACCTTCCCGGCAGCCGTTCGCTGGTGACGCTGACCGACAGCCTCGCCGCCCGCAAGCTGGTGCAGGAGGAAGTCCTGCGTTCGAAGCTGAGCTACACGCTGATCGCCACGAAAGCCGGGCTGGCGAACTCGACTGTCTCCAACATCGCCACCGGCAAGACGATCTGGCCGCGTCTCGAAACCATCGTGCGGGTGCTGGCGGCGCTGGGCTGGGTGCTGATGGCGCAGCGCCGGGGAGGCGAGTGATGAACCTCTTCCCATACCAAGAGGACGCCGTCGCCCGGATCGTGGCGTCTCCGGACCCGACCTATCTGGCTTTCGAAATGGGCCTCGGTAAGAGCGCCATCGCCTTGGAGACAGCCAAGCGGCGCGGCGTGAAGCGCCTTCTCATCATGTGTCCGTCGGTGGGCAAGCTCGTCTGGGCCAAGGAGATCGCCAAGTGGTGGCCGGGGAACCATGTCGTGGTGGTCAACAGCCCCGGCGATCTTGGCTTGTGGGACGAAGGCATCTTCATCCTGCCCTACTCGCGTGTCTCCACCGACCGGGAGTTCGCCGACACCGTCATGCTGGGAGCGCCGTTCGAAATGACGGTGCTGGACGAAGCCCACGCCTTGAAGAACCCCGGCGCGAACCGCACCAAGGCCGTCCTCAAGACCATGCTGCCGAAGCTGGGCTTCGTGCTGCCGATGAGCGGCACCCCGACGCCCAACCATCCGGGCGAGCTGTTCCCGATCCTGCGAACGGTGTTCCCGGAGACCGTGCGCAAGTCCGATGGGAAACTCATGCGGCAGGCCGAGTTCGAAGACGCCTACTGTCAAGTGGTCAACCGATGGTTCGGCGGCAGATCGATCAGGACCATCGAAGGGGCCAAGAACGGAGACATCCTCAAGGCGAGGATACGACCTTACTTTCTGCGGAAGACCAAGAAGGAGGCGCTTCCCGAGTTGCCCGACATGACCTTCGACACCTATCCCATCGCGGCACCCGGTGCGCCGGACTGGGGCTTCGATTTCTCGACAATCGACGACGACGAGATCGAAATTCTGCTGTCGTCTCCCGACCGCCACGTCATGCGGATGCGGCACCTCACGGGATTGGCCAAGGTTCCCGGCGCGGTCGAGGCCATCGTCGACATGCTGGATAGCTGTCGGCGCAAGGTGCTGGTGTTCGCCCACCACACCGACGTGATCATCGGCCTGATGTCGAACCTCGCCGCCTACAATCCGGTCGCGATCACCGGAGAGACGACATCCGCGAGCCGTGCTCACGCGGTCGACAGGTTCCTGAACGATCCGAAGTGCCGGGTGTTCGCCGGGAACATCACCGCAGCCGGGACGTCGATCACGCTGGTCGGAGACAAGGCCGATGTCTCCGACGTGTTCTTCGTCGAAGCGGATTATTCCCCCGGCAACAACGTCCAAGCCGCGTCTCGCATACACCGGATCGGCCAGAAGGACGCCGTCCAAGTCTGGTTCCTCACCGCGCACGGCACCATCGACGACCGCATCCAAGAGATTTTGGTCCGCAAGACGCGGGACCTCAAGGAGTTGTTCGGATGAGGAGCCACGGTCGTCAGCGCCAGCAATATGCGGCACGTCCTCAAGGGCGTGCTGGAAATCATCAACAAGTAGGAGACACCGAAATGACACCCGCATTCACCATCACCATCACCGCCGACAGCCCGGAACAGCTTCAAGCCAACCTGCGCTCCATGCTGCCGCAGCAGGAAGACCGGGTCTTGGAGTACATCAACGGGGTGGAGTTCCAGAGCCTGCTCATCCAGATCGGCGACCGCGTCGAGGCCGAAGGCTACGAAATGGAGGTCCGGAAGAAGGGCGAGCGCGACACCAAGCCTGTCGAGGAGCTGCCGCAGGCAGCTCGCAAGAAGGAGGAGGCCCGCGCCAAGCTGCGCGGCGAACTCGTCGCGTCTCTGGCCGAGGCGACGCACGCCACCACGGTCGTCAAGGACGAGATCGAGGTCGAAGTTGCTCCTGTCGAGGAGACACCGCCGGAGGTGAAGGCCAAGAAGGCCAAGGTCAAGACCAATGGCAAGGCGGAGACGCCCGACGCGCTCAAGGCGCGCACCATCATCAAGCTTCAGGAACTCTACTCGGCCGGGAAGAAGGCCGAGGTCAACAAGCTGCTCGCCCAGTATGGTGACGGCTCCAAGACCTTCTCGTCGATCCCGGCGGAGCAGTTCGCGGCCATCGCCGAAGCGGCCGAGGCGATCTGATGGCGGCAGCTCTGGAGGAAGGCGACGTCGTCGAGAAGACCGAAGGCGACTATCGTTTCCGGGGCGTCGTTGTCTCTGTTTTCCGGAAGTGGGACGAGGCTTCGAACTCACTTTCGGGACCACAGCGTGTCGTTGTCCAGAACGAGAATGGTATCCTGCACATCTTCAATCCACGCCAACTGACGCATCCGGGCTGAAACTTAAAAAATCGGAATTTTTTATCGGGGGTAAAGTTTAATGGCACACGCACACGCATCGCCGTCGTCGTCGGAAATCTGGATCAACTGCGCTGCGTCGGTGACGCAGGCGCGGGGGAGGCAGAGGAAGGCGACCGTCTACACCCGCGAGGGTTCCGCCGCGCATCAGCTTGCCGAGCGCATCCTCACGGCCCGGACCAAAGGCAAGAACCTGTCGGACGTCAGGTCGATCCTGATCGAAGGCGAGGATGTTCCCGTCACCGAGGAAATGGTCGACGCCGTCGACACCTATGTCTCCTACGTCTTGGGCCTGAAGGGGACCAAGCTCTTCGAGACGGTCGTCAAGGTCGAGACAGCCGACGACCTTGAGGCCCTGTGGGGGACAGCCGACACCATCGCGATCAAGAAGCGCGAGGTCGAGATCGTCGACTTCAAGTACGGGCAGGGCGTCTTCGTCCCGGCCGACACGCCGCAGTTCCGGATTTATGCCATCGGCGTGCTGGATTACCTCGGGCCGTTCGTGGAGATCGACAAGGTCAGGTTGACCGTCGTGCAACCGCGCGCCGGAGACACCCCGATCCGTGACGCTGTCATCCCGGTCGGGGAACTGGTGCAGTGGCAGAAGGACGTGCTGATACCTGCGCTGCGTCGCCTCAAGGCCGGTGACGCCACGGAGAAACCGGGCGACCACTGCCGGTGGTGCGTCAGGGCGGGCGAGTGCAAGACGCTGGCGGCGCTGGCGATGGACAGCGCAAGGATAGCCTTCGACGAAGTCCCGCCCGATCCGACCGGCATGACCGACGAGGAG